AAATATGCATATTTACATAAATAATCAAATTGTTCGTTTGTAAACAAGTTCTCTGTTGTAAACCCTATTTTAACCGGAAGTTTGGATTCTACTAATGGATCTAAAAATCTACGATTAAACGCGCTTACATAAATATCTTTCATTCTTTGTTCCGAAAACCATCTTTTTATTAAATCTATTAATGGATAAATAACCGTATGCTCTCCTTTTAAATCAAAATAAATTAGTATGTCTTTATTATAAAACTCTTCCAAAAACTCTTCTAATAAAATTATATTGTATTTTTTCAAATCTTTGTAATCAATTTGGTTTATGTATTTCTCTTCAATGTATGTATCATGATATATGACTATCTCTCCAGACCTACATAACAAAATATCCAATTCTATCATATCAAACCCTGCATGTAAAGCTTCACGAAATGCTTTCATATTGTTATCTCCGTATTTCTCAGAATATCCGCGATGTGCAATTTTTAACATATGTATATTCTCTAAATATCATTTTATTAACAAAAAATATAAATATAATCAAATAATATATATTAATATAGATATGGATAAAATACCTTTTGTTAATTTATCTATTGCCAAAAACGGGTATATAAAACTTGGTGACACAAAACTATATGAAGAAGACTTTAATAAAATAATTGACACCAAGGAATTGCAAACAAATCATAGTGGCAACCCAGAGATAAATAGTCAGTCAACTTGTATTGGTCCTCCTGGACCACCTGGTGAACGTGGAGAGCAAGGTGAACGTGGAGAGCAAGGTGAACGCGGAGAGAAAGGTGAACGCGGAGAGCAAGGTGAACTAGGAACTGTAGGACCTACTGGTCCTGCTGGGCCAGCGACAAATTTTGATATTAGTCGCGTAAAAATTCAGAATATGGATTTTTTTGCTTATATTGAACTTCTTGAATCTCGTATTACTTCGTTAGAATGTAAAATTAAAGAATAACTTAATAATAGTAAATACTTTAAAATTATTTACTATTCTACTTTATAGTATGGGCATTCTGTTTAGCAAACAAGAAAAGTTCACTCTTATTATTCGTAAAATTCAATTAACAGACTTTCATGAACAATATTTAGATTTGTTATCAAATTTATATGAAAATATTCATAGTAATTCTTATCCATTTTCAAATATTGAAGAGTTTTACGATAATTTAAACGACAAACATGTTATATTAGTAATCGAAGACCCTGAGGAAAATCTTATTGTTGGAACAGGAACTGTTCTTATTGAACCTAAGATTATGCATAACTTTGGTTTAGTCGGTCATATAGAGGATATTGTTGTTCATCCAGAGTACAGAAACCTTGGTATTGGTAAAGTCATTGTAGAAAAGTTAGTTGCTTACGCTAAAATTAATAATTGTTACAAATGTATATTAGATTGTACAAACGATAAAATACCATTTTATGAAAAATGTAATTTTACTAATGATAGTACTCAAATGAGTTATTATTTTACTTCATCTAATTTATGAGCAAAAAAACCATGTAAAATAACCAGTGTCTATTAAATGTTTGGTTTTTTGTAGTGCCTTTTCTTCATCATTATGTAATTCCATTTCTTTATTGTATACAGATTTGGTTCGCATCAATCTACCTATAAATCCAAATACCATGATTAAAATTAATACAAGCACTAACGAAAATAGATGTTTGCCTTCTACGACCTTTATATTGCTAATGAATTGCAACATATAGAGAAAGGCAACATAAACGAATGTATGAAACAAAACACTTTTTCCAACATCCATTGAAAATAGTTCTTTATATTCAGTTTTTGGGTCTGTTGTTTTGTAATAGGTATCAGTGAAGCACTTCATATATTATTTTATTAGATTTTGTTTTACAGGCAAAAATAATTATTAATGTAACTTTAGTAATATTAGCTAAAATATTATGTACTATAAATTATACTATGGTCTTTTTATTGAATTTTAATTACAAACCACGCGGATTACAATCTGGTCGCAGAATTAAAAAATTACAAAAACAAGCCGAAGAAGAGGCTAGAATAAAAGCCGAAGAAGAGGCTAGAATAAAAGCTGAAGAAGAGGCTATAAAAAAAGCCAAAGAAGACGCAATCAGAAAGGCAGAAGAAAAGGCCAGAATAAAGGCCGAAGAAGACGCTAGAAAATATTTGGAAGAACAACGTAAACAGAAAGAAGAAGAAGAAAGAAGAAAAAAAGAACAAGAGGAAGAAGCCAGAAGAAAAGAAGCTGAGCGTATTAAAAATGCAGAAGAAGAATAGTTTTGGTAATAATCTTTTAATTAGTTTAGAAATTTGATAAATTAATTAAAATTGTCCCCATTATATATATGAGAGTCCTGTCTAATATTCTCATGTTAGGTATTTGCAGTGGTTTTTTGCGACGTCCGTATGCGTTTCAATATGTTCCTACACGACAAATTTCAAAAACAGCTGTTTCAATGCGTTCAAAAAAAAAGGGAAATTTTGATTCTTTTTATGATAACATGCCAAAAAGTCGTTCTAAACAAATGGTTCCCAAGTATGAACCTAGAACGGACAATCAAAAAAAATACCTAGAATACTTAAATCATGATAATACTCCTATAGTTTTAGGAGTAGGTCCAGCCGGTTGTGGAAAAACTATGTTTGCATGTTTGCAAGCCATTCAAGAATTAAAAGCTGGTAATGTGAATAAGATTATTTTAACTCGTCCTATTGTTCCAGTTGAGGAAGAAGAACTTGGTTTTTTACCTGGAAATTTGGTAAAAAAGATGGACCCATGGACTCGCCCCATTTTTGATATTTTTTCTGAATTTTATCAACAACACGATATTGAAAATATGATTCATTGTGGTATTTTGGAGATTTCACCATTGGCATATATGCGCGGTCGCACTTTTAAGCGTTCATTTATTATTGCTGACGAAATGCAAAATTCTACTCCCAATCAAATGCTTATGTTAACAACTCGTATTGGAGACAACTCTAAATTGGTTATAACTGGAGACTTGAAACAAAGTGATCGTACCTTAAATAATGGCTTGCTGGATATTATCGAAAAATTAAAAATATATAAAAACTCATCGAAAAAACCTAAAAAATCTGCAAATGTTGAATTAATCGAATTAGATAGTTCGGATATTCAACGTAGCCCCATTGTTTCTCAAATTTTGGAAATTTACAATTCTAACGGCAAATCTAGTGAATATAACGAAGTAAATAATATTATTTCTTCTATTGATAATTTTGTAAATGATAATAATATTAATAAACAAATTGTAGATACTAACCAAGATGCTGCTATGCTTCCTAAGAGTCAAATTCCAAAAGACAAAAAAAATAATAAGGAATGGGATTTATAAATTATGAATTATTTCTTTCTACTATTTTAAATTTTTTCTTTGTTTCTTTTTTTATTTCTTTTTTTGTTTCTTTCTTTGTTTCTTTTATTGTTACATGTTTATGCACATACAAAATCGACGTAAACATCTTTAATGCGGTATTCCAAAAATATTGGTATTTATCATAATCTTTTGGAATGGCCTTTTTAAATAGGCTATATAATTTAAATATCTCATCTATATATTGCTTTTTATTTGTGCACGATTTGTATATTGTTACTCTTTCTGGTAAACATTTTAACGTATATGGCTCATAACATTTTGGCTCATATACGTCACATACTACTTTGCTTAAAAAATTTTTCAAATGTTCTACTTTCCACTTTTTCATATCTTCTTTTATGTCTTTATATTTGTCTTCTAGTATAATTATTCTTGTTTGGGGCATTAAATAACTTTGTATTTTTTGTTGTATATCTGTCGGTAATTCTTTCACTTTCTTGTAATCAAATCTATTTGTTCTTTTTGTGTTTTCTTCAATTTGTTCAATTTGCATTAATTTTTTATCGCAATAACTTTGCAATTGTTCATTTAAATTATTTCCATATGTTTTTGTTAATTGACTCCATTTTTTTATGTCTTCTGTACTATGATTTAGATGCAATCCCAAATATATATTTGGCACTAATTCTTTTAAATTTAAATATACAAGATCATCAAACGTTGTGCGTCTAGTCCTATAAGTTCCATTATATGGTCTATATGTTATAATGTGATCAGGCAAAGGAAATTTCGCAATTTCATTATATATTTCTTCTCGATTGTCCATATACTATTATTTTGAATATATGTTTATATAAATTTTCTTATGTATTAATGTTCCTTTAAGAAATTATTTAAACATTTTTCTTTTTTTCATTTATATGACTGATTTTTTAAATTCAGAAAATGTTGCCTTGGAAAAAGAAATACTATGTCAAGACCCATTGGTGTATACTATATCCAATTTCATTGACGACAAAACTTGTGAACACTTTATTCAAAAAGCAAAACCATCATTAGCAACGGCTTTGGTTGCTCTTGATAAACAAGGTTCTACGAGTCAAGGACGCACAAATACTAATTGTTGGATTGCACACAACACTGATGATATAACATTCAAAGTAGCTAATCAAATTGCCAATTTAGTTGGCATGCCTCTTGAAAACGCAGAATCCTTTCAAGTCGTACATTATGATACACAACAAAAATATAATAGTCACTTTGATGCTTTTGTTAAAGATGATACCGATAAAAATAAACGTTTGTTGAAAAGAGGAGGTCAAAGAATGATTACTGCGTTGGTATATTTAAATGATGTGGAAGAAGGCGGGCATACTAGTTTTGGAAAGCTTAATATTAATGTAAATCCAGAAAAAAGAAAGTTGTTGGTATTTCATAATTGCTATGAAGGAACTACAAAACGACATGAAAACACTTTGCATGCTGGAACTCCTCCTACTAAAGGTGAAAAGTATGCCTTTAATTTATGGTTTAGAGAACAAAATTATAAAACTGTCTATGAATATAACGCAAAAGATTTTAAATAGTAAATCAAAATAACCTTATAAAATATCTATTTTGATTTATTTTTTTTTATCACAATCTGATTTATTATTAGAAGCCTCTTTATAATTAATAGGCTGCTTATGAAATGGACTACAAA